TCGAAATATACCGTGTCCTGATCATGGAGGTAGTATGTCATGTCGAGTAGAGTATTTTGATAGAAAGAATATGGTAAAGCCTATGAGTAGGTGTATATCAATGTACTCTTGTAGAGAGGATTTGATGGCAAGTGTATATGCTCAAATAGTATCTGAATATTACGTTATAAATGGTAAAGTTGAACAACGAAAAGAAAAACATTATTCAGCGTATTTGTCTTTTTATAGAAAATATTATACTGCCAAAAGTAGTATTAATATTCGTAGAGTCACGCGTCATCATAATGCTGTTATTGAAACTAGTGTATTTCCTGCTACATATATTCGACCTTTAGTAGAAGAATTATCTAATCAATATTTACATGAAGTTACTGGTATGATTAATTATCGTAAGGGTACTTTAGTAGATAGGTGTATTCGGGTACTAGGATGGGATCAAATTATTTATGAGCCTTTTAGTTATTGTATGGATTTTGATGGAAAATTAGTTGGTAGAACATTTCCTCGTGTTGTGTTTTCCACTAATAATATGACTGCCTCTAAGCAAGTTAAAGTTATGCGGGGATTTTCTAAGGATACTGCTCGTCGTGGAGCATCGTTTCCTGTGATTCGGAGATTGCTCCCTATGAGTTTAAAAGTGATGCATCATGCTTTAGATACAGATAAGTATGTTGGAAAAGTTCAGTTTAAATGGAATCCTAGAGAGGTTGCGAAGTGGTTGAATTTGAATACAGGTGCTGGTATTGCTATTACCAAATCTGGATCGTTTAATCATAATGGTATACAGTGTATAGTTCATGATACTGGAAAGAAAGCATATTTAATAGAACAAGCTATACGACAGGTACATGAATTTATTATGGCTAAAATGAAAGGTAAACCGATTCAGTTAGTTGATTTAGAAGTTATTAGGCAAAAACAGGAATGGAGAAAAGCAACAGTATATACAGACGAAGAATTAGAGAAATTACAGGAAAAAATGAGAGAATTCTTTTGTCCATCTCTTGCAGCAATAATTTGGTCAGAATTGTTGATGAGAGAGCGTCGTAAGATAGAGACAGGTAATATGGTTCGTATAGGTATGACCTTTAATTGGGGTGGTGCCTATGAGCTCGCGAAGTATCTACATTATGATGACGATCGTATGTTTTGGGTTGATGGAGATGTTTCTCAGCTTGATAAGAATATACAGGATTGGATGTTAATGCTGTATATATCATGTGGAGGACGTTATTTTCCGTGGGATGAATATGATGATGAAGCTAGAGAGTGTGTAGAATTTTTTTTGAAAACTCTTATGTATAAGATAAGTCATAAGATTGTCCTTCATCTTGGTAATTTTTGGCAATTTATGAGAGGGGTTATGCATTCAGGAGGTAAGGATACTTCTCATGGAGATAGCTGGATTATGGCTCTTATGTTTTATCTCTATTGTATGGATGTAATAGATAGAAATCCCCATATATCAGATGCTATGATGAATTGTTTACTGTTGGCTTTTATAATAATAGTTGTTTATGGAGATGATCATATATGGTGTGCTCCTAAAATTTTTAGACCATATATGAGTGCTAAAGGTTGGACTACTTTTTTGGCTGAAGTGTGTCATATGACACTTCGAGATGCTAAAGAATATGATAGTTTTTTATCTACTGTTAATCTTACATCTGGTACTTTTAATTATAGAGGACCTGTTTTTCTTAAGAGACGATTTATTGCCTCTTATTTGCCTAACACTGCTCCTGTTTTACCTTATAAAGAGATAAATGAGACTATGGTAAATTTATTTTTAAAAGAGCAGGATGCTGATCCTATTGATTATATGTTATCGTGTGTTGGTCAGATGTATGATACTATGGGTACTAATGTTATTGCCTATAAGTATGTTAAGCGCTTCTTTGATAAAATTTGTAATTATTATATTATAGTTAATCCTCAGGAAGCACTTAAACAGGCCCTTGTTGATCCAGAGAAGAGATTAAAAATTATAAAATATATGCGTAGGGTTCATTTAACAGATGTAGAAGTTCTTGCTAGTGTTCCTACACTTGCAAAGTTACAGTCATGGCATAGATATGATCCATTAAAGTGTCAATTTGGAGGTTTGGATATGCCATTTGAATTTTATTATGAGTAATAAATTAACGACGTAGTGGAGAAAAAGTTCCAGGGCTCAAGCT